CATATAGGTTGTATGATGGGAATTATACCATGCATTCAGCTCCTATTTTAATGATACCATCATCGGACATGGCTCCAATGGCCGCCATTACATACGAAGCCTCAACAGACACCGTCATCGTACATCCCGGGACAGATAGAGAAGAGGAGATGGAGACGTTAGCGATACACACTATTAAAGGACGTGTATTGTCGATTACCGGAGGATTAGACAGGTTTATATCCGAACCATCCTCTAGTCTAGCGTCATGGAACGATATCATCAAGTCTATTGATATATTTATATCTGCGCCGATATACACATTCGACCAATCTGGTAGTATCGACAACATAAAATCATTAAATAACACACAGCTTCCTTATTCTTTTTGGGGTATAGTAAAAAGACCTACAGACAATAAATACGGGAAACTTAATTTCAAGGAAGCGTATCAAAACGCATATTCAGACACACCGGATATATTTGAGAATGATCTTATATTGGAACTGCCACGCAAGGATAACGCAATAGACGATATTTCCTCTATCTCTCTTTTCTATAAAATAGATTCAATAAATATAGACAATATAACCTATGGGGAGAGAGAGGCTATCATTGTAGGGGATTGGGAGAATCTAGAGACAAGAGAAAGACTGGATGACACTTATATCGGCAACCATTCCTTATTGCCATCTTTTATCTACCCGTACAATTCAAGGCTCAATATAGCCGGAGTAAAAGCGACACTATTTGACGGATATCCTCTAGACAGTATGGTATGCTATTCCAACACGGCGGCCAATTCTTTCTCCGTATATACGCATATCAAGAAAGAGGGGAAAGAAATAGTCGTAAAATCGCAGACCAATATACCATTAGATGGGCATATATATTACCTATATTATCCCGATACTGACGCATATCGTATGGTTATTGAAAGAGGTAGCGCAATCGATACCGAGGAGGTTTTCTTATCTCCGCATTCCTTGCTCAATGGCGCATATTACGCAAGGCCGTTTAACGACCTTTCTTTTGGATTTTATAATAATTCAATCGAGACCGAGGACAAGTCAATCATCCAACCCAACAAACTATATACCTCCGAGGTCAATAATCCCTTTTATTTTCCATTGAAAGGGATAAATACCGTTGGGGTAGGTAAAATCCTTGGGATAACTTCCACGACAAGACCTATATCCACCGGACAATTCGGACAATTCCCGTTATTGGTATTCTCTACCGATGGTATTTGGGCTATGGAAGTATCCTCCGATGGTACATACTCAACCAAACAACCTATGAGCAGGGACGTATGCTCAAACCCCGGATCTATTACACAGCTTGACGGGGCGGTCGCTTTCACGTCCGAGAAAGGCATTATGATAGTATCAGGAGGAGATACCACGCTTATATCCTCGATCCTCGATGGCCCAAGCCTAGATATCGCTTCTATCAAATCCCTGTCAGAGATAGCTACAAAAGAGCTTCTATCAGGAGAGATAAATCAGATGACACCTTTTAAAGATTACATAAAGGACGCATTTATGGCCTATGATTATCCGAACGGGAGAATAATGGTAATAAATCCTGATAAGGTATACGCATATGTCTATTCCATTAACCAAGGGACATGGGGCACGATATCATCGGCGTATAAATACGCTGTTCCAGATTATCCATCGACCTTTTTACAAGCAACCAATAGCAAAATAATAGATCTATCCTCAAAAGTAGATAACGACAGCAACGACAATAAAAAGGGAATTATCCTTACAAGGCCGATTAAATTGGGGGATGACATGCTAAAGACTGTCAATAATATTGTTTGTAGGGGAGTTTTCAACAAGACCGATATATCATTTGTCTTGTACGCTAGTACCGACGGGATCTTTTATTTTCCCGTCGGAAGCGTTATTGGCCCGTATCTTTCTAGAATATGCGGAACACCATTCAAATATTTCAGGATTCTGGTCACCGCTAATCTGACAAGGAAAAAGTCGATATCCGTCATATCCGTATATTATACTCCAAAATGGAGAAACAAGCCTAGATAAACGGATTAATCCTCCTCCTTATCGGACCGGTCCTCAATTCTAGGGCCGGTTTTATCAAAGACAGTTGCACGCTGGCTTTTTCCAAGTAAATAGTAGCGTCCTCAGGATTGGTCTTCTCAAAGATAGAGTACAATCCGTAGCAAACAATATGCTCGTGCATTAAGCTCTTAATGCGGGATGTCGCGGAATAGTTCCAACGTAAAGGCATATTGAGATTTATCATATAGTCTCCTGATATATCCTCTAGGCTGTTAAAATCCTCCAGCCTACCAACATTTAGGTATCTTGAGCATACATGCTTTATGTTATCAAAGGCGGAAGATAATGCCCGGGCAACAATATCTAGGTCCGGGCCTTCCTCCGGTGTTTGTATATCCGAGGCTTTATCCATATTATCCGGGGTCAATAACCTTCTTCCTGTAACATGGGCTATAGCCTTTATATCTGCCATTATCTCATCCTTGTGAAGGACAATCCGTACATTTGCCATAAACTTGATCGAATATATAATTATCTAATCCATAGTCTTTTCTATTCTCTCGCACCGGGGAGACACGATATAATAGTTCTCCTCTTATTTCTGACGATAACGCTATCGCCTTATCATTATAGGTCTTGACTTTTTCCGGTAATTTTAGCTCAAACCATCCAGACAAGACAATTGTAGCCAATAAATCCGAGACCAAGTCGCAAATTCCTCCCTCAAGCCTTCGGTCAAAACGCTCAGGCATCTTTACTTTCAAGGAAAATATCTCTCCTCTGTCAGTCTCAATAATATTATGTTTTACCGTATCCTTGTCCAGATAACGAATGAACAGAGATATGACTGTGTTTACAGCATTCCTCCAGAATGTATCTAAAATATCTTGATCGTATTCATTGGCCCACACCTTATCATACAAGGTCGATCCATCCTCCATGTTTATAGAGGAACCAGTTATAGAGGTAATCTTCTCCACTTCCTTATAAATATCTGCTTTTCGAATAGTTATGTCCATTATTTTTTTTCTCAAAGGAAGTGAAATCCAGAATATACTAACGATATTTCTTATTCATAGAATATTCATGGCACATCAAGTGTCTAATCCGAGCCATCACCTCATAGAAGTTGACAGGCTCGAAATCCAAGGAATCCGTGAGGCGGTCTATCTCCCGTCTTACGGATTCCTTTTTCTTTTTATCTTCTTTTTTCTTTCCCATAACTCATCGTTTATATCGTTCCTGTGACGATGGCAATCGCAGATGAACATCCTTATCTCATCGGACATCAAGGCTCCTATATCGCCAGCCAAGTAAGCGATAGGCTCCCCTCCGATCTCCAGATCCAAGGCCAAGGACATATGATCCGTCAAGTGCCGGCACTCGTGGAACAACGAATTAGAGAACTCCCTGTAAGACGAGGTCCGGCCTATCACCATGACGGATTCCCTTCGCCGGTAGTTGGAATAAGTAAGTCCCACGTCCAGATTGCACGACCCCATATTGCCATAAGCCTCCCGTATCTTGCTTTCCGGGCAACCGACCCTCCTCAATAGGGCTATGATATCGGATGTCCTCGAGCACGTGACGTTATACAGCACGTGGATCACCCAATCGTATCTCTTGATATGGTAATCCCGTCGTATCATCTCCTTACCGTCTTGAACTCCCGCTCTATCCTCCTCCTTTGTTGCCGGGTGAGATTGGTAGCCTTGAGATTGCCAACCACCTCGGATACCTTGTCAAAATCCTTCTCCGGCATACTCGCCAGCACGTCCTTGGGGGACTCTCCCTTCAATATCCTCAGTATGTAGCCCCAGCCTCCCATCACATCATCTCCTCCCAGATTATAGGCGTGCCAGACCCTATGCAATCAGCGTAATACCTTGTGAACACCATGCCATCATAGCCATCTGGATCATCTATCACGGCCTTGATATACCTAGCTAGCCCTTGCTCATTCAATGGCAATCTCGATTGAAAATCGAACAGGCACATATTAGCGACATAGACATAGTCATATCCTTCTGACTTACTTAACTTAACGCCATATTGCTTCAGTATCTTATCCACGTCCTCCTTGGTATAACTCCTAGTCTCTTTTTTATCTCCGGAATCGTCTACCGTCCACATCCGGGAAACGGCGAAATCGCACATGGCCTTGGAGAAATGCCAGCCATACGCCTTTAAATATTCTCTCATTCCCGTAGGGAACTTATCGTATGCGTCCAATCTCATGATCTGCTGATTTAAGAGAGGGACTTTCGCCCCTCCCATGATTATTATTACCTACGTCCACGTCCGGATCCTCTTACTCCCCGGCGATTGCCATAGCCTCCCCCGGATGATCCACGACCGCCGCCACGGTTGCCGTAGCCGCCACGTTCCCACATCTCACGGAACTCATCGTCGTCCTCGAACTCATCGTCATCGTCTTCCTCCATACGGTTGCCATAGCCTTCCATGGCCTTCCGCTTTCCTTCCTTACAGCCAAGCTTATAGGCCTCCTTAGCCAGTTCCAACATATCCTCGTCTTCCATGGCGTCGAATTCCTCGATCAGCTCCTTCAGTTTTCTGCTATATGTTCCCATATCACTCTGTTTTTTTATTATTGTTATTATTACCGTTCACGGAACCGACAAGTTGCTCCATCATGGCAACCAACCTTGCGTTAGCCTCCTTCAGATCGGACATCTCGTTTCTCATGTTAGCGATCTCACTCTCCCTCTCCTTCTCCCGGGCAAACTCAGGGTTCAGTATTACCAGCATCTTCTCGCACCCCTCAATCACGGATTTATGGTAATCGATGCTGTCAAGTGCCTGTCGGCTTTGCTGCATCATGGCGTTGATCTCCGTATTCAGGGCACCTAGATCGCATGACACAACCAGTTTCTCCCCGTTTGTAGTGGGGTAATCCGTAATGGTAACGTCGGACAAGACGTTGGAGAAGCTGACGTTGTCCTCACCTACCTTGGCCTTTATGTCCACCACGATTTTAGCTTGCGGACCATACATATTGAAATTTGGATTCTCCGGTCTCGGAGGGGACACGCTGACTATGCTTCCAACCTCACAAAACGGCGTATTCCCCTTATGAAGGATATATAAAGGATTCCCTTGTCTCTGATTCTTGAACATATTTCTTGGTTTTTATGAGAGCCGGATCGCTCCGGTCTCTCGTTGATACTCTATCACACCACTCCCGTCATTATCTGGAGCGTATTATTGCCCGACTCATAGTAACACAAGTAGATTCCGGTGCCGGTTATATCGGATGCCGTGACATCTGCGCCGTTAATGGTCGTTAGCGCCTGCGTGGAGCCGTTCGTGTCAAACACTACCGGCAACGTCCCGGTAGTACCAGCCGGGATAGGCTGGGCCAGACGGAACAAGATCAACCCGCTAAACGGGGCTGACAGGAACGGGTGATTGCGGAAGGAGAAACGAACGTTGGTCGTCCCGACCGTAACGCCCGTGCTCTCCAAACGTGGGATACCGTTCTTGTTCGCCATTATGAAAGGACTAATGAATGCCATAACTCTTTATTTTTAGGTTATTAACTCATTATCCCCATCCGTTGCCGAAGTTTCCCCAGTTACCGAGACCTAGGCCTAATCCGTACTGGGCGGCCACGCAAGTGGGTATGCCTACCACGGGGGAGTAAGGAACCTTTGCCACCTCCGGCTGGTTACACTCGATCTTGGCCAATCTTGAGCTCAAATCACCCAAGGCGTTACCTAGAGGGGCGGTCTGCGCCTGTAGAGTAGCGGCGAAATAGGCGTTCTGGTTGCTTTGGGAGATCTGTCCTTTCAAGGCTAGGTTCTCCGCCGTCAAGCGATCCATCTTGTCTTGTTGATACAAGTTCTTGAAATCACGAACCTCGTTGATGATATCACGGGTGTTCTGCAGACCTGAGTCACGGAGAGTCAACGTGTTGTTGTTCATCGTATTCACCAGCGTGTTTGTCTGGTTGCAGCTAGCCAATTGGTTCTCGTAGCCCATCTTAGTGATGTTGTTGTTAACCGTGCAGCAGCACTCGGCGATCTGGCTCAATAATTGATTGTTACCACTTTGGACGGCGTTAATGATTTGTTGGGAACTCATGCCTACTTGGTTACCCACGCTCTGGATCTGTCCTTGGATCTGGCAGATAGCGTTTTGTAATTGTTGGGTTGAGCAATTCAAGGAAGATGACAATTGGCTGATAGCCGTTCCGTTTCCTTGGATAGCGTTCATCAACAATTCACGACCAGCGTCATTGTTCAATTGAGCCGGTAATCCGTTAGCCCCGTTGTTGCCGAAGCCGTTGCCACCCCAGCCTCCCCATACGAAGAACAGGAGGATGATCCAGATCCACCAGCAACCACCACCGCCCCAAGCGTCTTGATTGCCCTTATTGTTCATCAAAGCCGCTACCAAATTGGGGTCCAATGATTTTCCACCGCCACCCATCAAGCTCGGGAGAAAGGCCATGATGTCAAACTTACTTCCACCGGAATTACCTCCTTCGGGAGTACCGATAAAATAATTTCTATCCATTATCTTTAATTTTTGTCGTTAATCCGGCACCATTACCGGACACGACAAAAATCATGAGAAGGGCTTTGCTCCTAAAATAATGATTTGCTAGTCCTTTGCTAATTCATTGCTAATTTGTTGCTGATAAGTTATGAGCATCCAGCTACGATTGTATTTGCTAGGGAAAGTATTCCTTACGTAATTGACAGCCTGTCTCGTCAATCCCGTAAGCTCCGATATCACGGTATCCGTGTAGCCTTTCATCGTTAGATTCATTATGACAAGATTCCGTGCGTCAACGTACTTTTCTCTTTTACATGAGAACATCATTATAGGATCAACCCCACACACCTCACAGGCGATAGAAATAACCCTTCTGTAAAATTCCTCTACCTTACTCATAACTTTTTTATAGATTTTGTTAAACAAAATAACTCCACGTATGTTTTATAGGTACAAGCCCCGAAAAACATACATGGAGTTATGTCTTTCCTCCGGAAGGTAGAAGAGTTGGAGGAATAGGGGCTTTACCCCGCACGCATTCATAAATAAATATTAAGCTCGCTTGATCGTGAGATTCGGTGGGCTTAACCTTTTTCACCAAATCCTATAGAACCCGCCTATCCCGACATAGGGTGACAAGCCATGCTTTCCGATCCCATAACCGGCTATCGCTCCGATTCCCCATCTACGGGGGGAGATCGTCTTGGTTATATACTCAGTCCTTCTATAAACCTCGATGTAATCAAGATTAGACTTATAGCCGGATATTGACAGCCGGTAATCATCCGTCTTGTACTCCTTTTGAGTTATCGGCACCGGGACATATATAGGTTCCTTAATCGTGTCACCGTCTAATGTAATGTAGACAGGAAAAGGCTCAGGTATTGTTCGTACCAGTGTCTCATAGACCGGGTACGGGATGCTGTCATGGATCGTATCCACCTTGGCGGACGTGTCGGTCTTGGATATCGAATCACTGGCTACATTTCCCCGGACATGGTAGCCAGCCGTGAAACTGGCTACCAAGCACACTAGTATTAATATGATATGCCACGGTTTCATCTATCGAACGATCATCCAATCCGTAGCTAGCATATCCGTTTGAGATGCCAACCAGCCATTTACGATAGTATCATCAGCGGCTTTCATACACAAATAAGCCGTGAACTTGATCTTGTCCGTTTCCGAGTCTCCATATTTACTAGCAACCCATTTCTTGACAGCATCAGGTAGGGATTTAACCTTATTCACGACCATATCCGTAGACAGACAATCTTCAGGACGCTGAAAAATAAACATGCCTTTCCCATTCCATCCTTCACGACAAACCAACTCTCCTTTTTTGATAGCCTCTAAAGCTTCTCCAAATGTCATGTTTTTAGTTACCATTTTATTTTACGCTTACCTCTACAGCATTAGGTCTTGTTATTGTTAAAGTAAATTCCATCCAGCTATAACGTCCGACATATCAGCCTCCCTACCGTTCTCGACCTTGCTCATCCCGCCCACGATCCGGATCATCTGCTCACGATCGTTGATGTTGATAGGATCATCAGCCGGGATACCAGCATAATCTGATACGGCCTTAATGTAAGCGTCCGTATCGTTCTCGTTTTCCGGCGCCCAGCGATCTATCATCTTGCGGATCGTGTCCAGCTTATAGTTCCGGTAATAGTTAGACAGGATCTTGAAGATCGCCCGATAGCCATAGGCCATAGTCTCGAACTGCTTAAACGACTTGTCCTTGCTAGGTCGTATCTCGCCTTGAAAGAGATCACTATTGATCCGAATGTTTCCGGGGTTGCAGTTTCGCAACCCTCTAGGTAATTTTTTCTCTGCCATTGTTATTTGATTTTATTCGTATATTTGTGACGCTTTGTTAACCTTGCTATCCTCCCTTGCGAAAGACAGGAAGCTAAAATTTATCCGGCTCCCCTATCCTTTTGGATCAGGGGAGCCTTTTTTATTCTTTGTCTTGTTATACTCATCCAAGAAGTTGACCTTGCTGATAAACTTAACGGCGGCAACCCAATACAAGAAGGCTACCACCTTGTTATCCGGGAATACCTTGCCCATGTTCTTTAAGACATTGGTTCCGTAAAACCATATCATCGCCCACGTGATCCAAGACACGAAAGCCTTGGCGTTATCCTCCGATATATCCATCATCACGCCTATCCAGAACGAGATGATTATGATCAGGAAATAGACTAGCATGTACACCCAGCTACGGATGAACTTGCTCTTCCGGAAATCCCCGTGATCCGCGGCCAACCCCCAGAACGTATCGATGAAGGCCAGCGACAGGATCACCACCAAGAAGTTCTCGATCGGCGACACGAAGTCCATCGCCGTGACAACGGCGGCTATGGAGATGGACTTAGCCCAATTTGCGAGGTCGGATATGTAGGAGAGGTAGCGGTACATATGTTTTATTTTGTTTTTAGTACGATGTAATTTGACTCGTCCGTGTTGTAACTTACAAATAACTTTCCGTTTTGTACGGTATCGGTCAACAATACGGCGTTGTCTGTTTGTTCCACAATTTCCACGTTCAAACCCTCCATGAAATCGGGCAACGTCAATGGAACCCGACTTTGTACACTTTGGCAATGCGAATAGATAATATAACTATTGCCGTCCTTATACCAATACAATTGTCCCGGATTTGCTGCCGGGTCAAAGTAAGAAATATAATAGTTTATTTCCTTGAAATAGGTATTAGGCAAATTGTACCCATCATCCGCAAACGGCGACGTATTGATTGCAGCAATATAAAATTTATTGTTATTCGACGGGCTAAAACTTCCTAACCTATAATGCACATCGTTGGCGTTGGGTGCAATTGGAATGTTGGCGTTACGCTTTGCCGGGATTGTTTCCCCGCTTACAAGCGATAACCCCGCCGCCATACCTACCAAATACGTGTTATCGTTCGGGTTGTGCAACATGGCAATCAAACGGTCAATCGGTTTGTCAACGTCTTTTAAATACGTCGTATTTCTAAAGAACGAATAACCGCCCGACGTCAACGCCGGGGAATTAAACGGCTTATCTAATTCTGTTCCCCCTTGTGGTGCGGCTTTAGGTATCATAAACATAGCCTTATAATTGCCCGTATCGACGAACGTTTGTTGTTGGGTTGCCCCGTAACTTTGGCATTCAACTTTGCGGCGTATGTCAATCGTTGTATTAACACAACATTGCGCACCCCGGAAATTATACGACCATGTAAAACGTGCCATTTCGACGGCTCCGGTTAAATCGGGCGTACCGATAACCCCCGGCGTCGGGAACCATGTTTCAATACTTGCGGGGTCGTAACCCGTTTGGCTTTCTGATACCGTGAAATCGTCGCCCTCGTAATCTCCGGGTTCGGTTAATTCCCGCCCGTCGATATAAAATTTGCGGTTCTCATGCTTCATAATCGGGCGCAATTGCGTTGTCGATTGCGACGCCACGGTTATTGGGGTCGTAACCGTTCCCCCGCTTACGTGCGTTAATGCAGTAATAGCTGGGTTATTTGGTGTTTTCCATCCCCTTGTATCGTTGCCCTCGGCTCCCCGTGTGATAACGGGCAACAAATAGATTGAGGAACCAATAACGTTGCCGATATTATATTGACGGTCTAATTGGTCTTTCCACAACGCCCCAATATCGGCGGTTGTCAATCCCACGGTATTTGGCACGACCGGGATAACGTACCCATGTTGGGCGTACAAATGCCAATATAATGAACTTTGGAACAACGGGGCGGTACTATCCGAATGATTAGAAACAATGTTTGCCGACGCCATCAAATCCGCATCGCTCAAAGTGTTTGCCCCAATATATGCCGTTTTAGGCGACAATAAAGTATTGAGGTTAATGTAATACAACAACAATATATCCTTTGTATCGTTGTATTTCGCACGTACATAGAACGCATTTTCATTTCTTCCGGGTTCCGTGTCGTAAACGTGCAATTTGATTAACTTTTTACCGCCTTTGATATTTTCAATATCGGTTTCCATTTGTCCCAAATCGTAATATTCGCCCACCGTTTTCATATACATTGTACCGCCGGAAGACTCTCTTATATTAAATAATATATATGCCGCATTATCGGGTATATGCAAAGGCGCATTATTAAATATAATGCCCCCGGTTGTACTAGTATTAAAGTCATATTCTTTACTAATTAAATTATCGTCTTTATCAAAATAAAATATTGCGGCAATATTGGTATGACTGCCATATTGTGCGCTAAACAACAACGTATCATAAAAAACGTTTGGCAAATTATAACGTTCATACCTAAAACTTGCGTTTGCCTGTGTTGAACCGTCCGGCATGATAAAATAACCGTGTACAACTTCATCCGGGGTTAATGTTTCAATATTATGTTGCCGCAATACATCATCATGCTTTATAACGGTTCCGTCTTGTACAATTCGGATTTGATTGTAATTTAAGCCTTTGGAACCCGTCGATTTTTCAAACAACAATGCCGCATATTGTGCGCCTGCAATATAATCTCCGGTCCTATTATTTCCTAAATACGTTTCGTTTTTGAGGTCGCCGGAATTATAGAACAAATAAAACTTACACGTTGCACCCTCTACGATAATTGGTTTGCGGGATAACAATTTAATAACAACCAAATCAAAATTTGCCGACGGTTTAATGTTTCCGTTATCGGATGCATCGCCGGACAATTCGCCGTAATGGTTCGGTATAACAAACGGTTCGCCTATATAGGTCGCAACGTCCCGCATCTTCATATTAACGGGGAAAATATCTACTTTATTCGTATTCAATTCCCGTTTCGTCGTTTTTATGAAAGCCCCCATATAAGAAACCGCACAATTAATATACAGATACTTTACGCCACTACCAATATAAAACATTCGGTCAATTATATTGCTTTGTCTGTCGTCCCTAGTGCGATAATTAAACTTTGCCAAAACAACGTTATTTTCGTCTGTCATTGAACAACTCCACATTGTCCCGGACGTGTATGTATATCCGTGCAATACCTTACCCACATAGCCGGAAACGTCCAATTTGTAGCATTTAAAATTTTCGTTTGCGACCAAACCCGAAACGTTGGGATTAAAGTATTGCCCCGCTATTGCTTCCGGCGTAATATCTTCGTCGTCAAACTTTACCGCCATATTGTAAACATCGCTAAAAACTTGCAATGCACTTTCATTCAAAAGTGATAATTCGCCTTTGTCGGCTCCGCTTCCATATTGGCGTATTCTTAAATTGGCATATCCGTTGGGGTTGTCGGATTTACGCATATCCAAAACACAAAGTTTTGCGCCCGCCGGAATTATTCCGGTTGTATTACTATCCAAATATGTATCTTTAATTCGGGTTTCATCAAAGAATATAAAGAAAGCCACGTTTGCGCCCGTAACTTCCAATCTTCCCGTTGGGTTATAAATTCTAAACGTTACGGCATCCCAAAGGTTATTTGCAACATAACTACCATTTCCCCCGTTATAACTGTATAAATGTCCGTAATCAACGGGCAAATAACCTGAGTAAGAATCATGTTTAATACCAAGGTTTACAATTTCCCTCCTCAAGCTAGTCTCCCTTGCGTCCGTGCCAATCCACTCCCTCGCCTCATGATCAGCCGTGAACTCGTACAAGAGACCGCCGTAATTAACGATCTCGCCTTTTACGTAGGGCTTGGTATCGGAGAAGACAGGGTACGTGTCTAGGCCGACGATGGATGAAACAGCCTTTTGGCTCATGACCTCCGTCTCGCTATTCCCGATCGTCTGAACCACACCGGCGGCTATGCTTTGGAAAACCCCGTTATCCACCCATCCAGAATCGTTATACACGTACATCCGGTATATAGGATTCTTATGTTCCGTGTCCTCAGCCGCGTACGTAGGGCCTACCATGTAGATATCACCCTGTTTCACGCCCGTAGAGGGCAGGGCTGACGAGGTAGCGACATACCCCTTTATATACAGGTCTTGCGTGAACGGCTTTGACAGGTCAGACCATGTTTTCTGATCCCGTGATATCTGGATCTTATTGTCTTGAAAGCGGAACCAAGCGGCGATATACTCAGAGATCTCATTCCATACCTCTCCATCATACGAGTATTGAAGCTTGTTATTAACCGTGCGAAGCATGGGAGTAAGCCCATTATCCCCTTTAGGTCCCTGCGCCTTGAAGCCGGAATCAACTCCATCTTGAAACCAATTGCCGTTAGAGCCTATGGTTATGTTACCCCCGACCGGGAGGGCGTCCGTTATCCTAGTCCAAGAGGAGTCAAGACGGAAGAAATCATCGGCGATACAAAGATCATAGGAGAGCTTCTCCGTTATCGTCTCATCCTCAAGGTTCTTGTAAGTGATTATGATACCCTTCCTTCTCATCCAGAAAGGTAACTGTACGCGGGTATCCCCCGCCGATCCCATCCAAGGCAAATACACGTTGTTGCATTTCCACAATATGGAATCAAGCCTCTCTTTCGTCCTAGCGTCATATACGGCCTGAATGTATGTCAACGGATAGATCGGAAAACGCTCGTTCTTATCCTTGGCCAGCTTGTCTAGCTGCTGTACGCTATCCCTCTCGTAACCCTCGCAAATATCTTTTCGCTCTTCCATGATGTATCGTGCTTTAGTTCGTTATACGTAAAATATGTTGTAGCCGGCGTTAAGCCTCAAGATCAAATCAAGGTCGTTAGCCTTTGACCAATCCTCGCCATCCTTCTTGTAAAGGGCCAGCTTGAATACGCTCGTATTATCCAACTGATCTAATTTATAGGTATTCCCGGCCAGATAGAAAGGCTTTCCTACCCTTATGCGCTGGTCGCCGTTCTCCGTAAGATCAATGTTCTTACGGCCTTTGTACAATGTCCTTACCTTCGGCTTGTAGATACTGAATACAAGCTTAAATATCTTTCTGATGATTTTGTATATGAATTGTCTCATGATTATAATGTTTTAATGGTTATACGGTAGCTCCGGTGGCGTCGACCCAGTTTGTGCCTGTCCACCAGATTGGTTTGCTAAGGGTAGTATCAAAGTACATTAAACCTATAGGTATATTTTCAGTGGGTCTTTTAAGTGTAGTATTACCTAATAATGGTGCGCATCTTATATTAAATTGAGAGTCTATACACATTCCTCTAAATTGACTTGCCTTTAATATCGCACCCCCAAAATCTACAGATTCATCCGAATATACTATGGAAGTGATAGCCTTACCTATTGGTCCTATTACTTCTATAACTTTACGAGCATTTGGGCCATCAGAACCATAACCCATATACTTGATTTGGTTATTGTCTTTATCCAAGAACAAATAGGAATAATCTTCTGCTTTATAATTAGAACAAATTACTTTCTCAGGTTTTATAGCAAAATTAGCCGATTTAACACGTTCTTTATTATCATAACTTTCAGTTAAATTGTTCCAAGCACACCTCAGCACATTATCAGCATTAAAATTAGCCCACAGTGCCTGCTTACCATATAGAAGAATTTGAATAAAGAAGTTCTCAATAGCTTTACCCTCTTTTTTTCTTGTATCTAAAACTACCCCTTCAAGATTTGAAGTTTCACTTTTACTATATCTAATTCTATAAGATTGGTCAAGTGTGTTATCTTTCCATTCTGCTATTTCTCCTATTCTAGCAATATTTCTTACGTTTTTATACTCACGACTGACAGACGTATAATGAACTAACTCTGGATTCATTAAAGATCTTGAAGAGATAGAAACTTGAATTCCATTAATAATTGGCCTTTCACCATTACAGTAGGCTACTAAATTATCTGTAGATATTTTTGAAGGGTCTTGATGTACTCCCTGATTAATATAGACAATAATATTG